TACTGGTGTAGGTGCTACTGGTGCAGGTGCTACTGGTGCAGGTGATACTGGTGCAGGTGATACTGGTGTAGGTGCTACTGGTGCAGGTGCTACTGGTGTAGGTGCTACTGGTGCAGGTGCTACTGGTGCGGCAGCAACAAACGTACCATCAGACTATAAACCTTCGGCCGCCGCAAGCCAGTTAGGTGGAAAGTTCTTTGGAGGGGGAAACAGAACTATGGGTAACTCCCTTAGCAAAATACCTTCCAGCCCTTACAGTAACGCACAACAACCTGCAGGCCCGGGTACGGCTGGTATGCTTGATGGCGGTATGGCCCAAAATAATGCAGCAAAGGAGCTGGCACCTTTTAATGTTAACAGGAAGGCTAACCAAGATGTAAATACTAGTAAACCTGGTATAGACAAAGATTACAAGGCAGGTGCAGAGTTTACACGGAAAGCAGAGACTGCACTATTAAATGCTCCGGGAAAAATGGGGAATGCTATTGTAAACGCAAACAACAAAGTTCAAGCATGGGGAGATAGAACTCAACCAAAACTTGAAAAAGGCATAGCAAACCTTGGAAAAGGCATAGTAAATGCCGGCCAGTTTCTTGGCGGAGCAACCGCTGAAGCAGCGATAGGAACTCGAAGATTGTTTGGAAGAGGAATAGGCGGAATTTTAGGAGGAGTAGGAAAAGGGTTTACCGCTGCAAGCAATCTTTTAAAAGGAAAATCCCAGCCAATGGGGACAGGAGCAGGAACCACTCCTACAGCAGGAGCAGGAACCACTCCTATAGGAACCACTACTCCACCTAATAGTAAAGCTCAGTCAACGTTTCAAAAAAATAGATCTGTAGCCAAAGAAACTGCGCTAAAGGGTGTTAAAAACAGTAAAGAAAATCAAGAAAGTAACACACCGGCTGAGGTCGTTTGGGATAATAACAATCCTGGGTCCCTTTAATCTATAATGTTAAAAACCTCCGGCATACTAGATAAGCCTCAAAATACTTTAGCTAAAGATATATGATCTGACGCACAAACACTCCTCCCGAGAGTAAGAGCTCAGATCTTAAAGTATTTATATTCTTGGATACCATCATCTCAAATAAAAGAGGTGGTGGTACTCGGGTCTATTACTGGCTATAAGTACAAGTCTACGTCGGATGTTGATATTAATGTTAAGGTTACCGGAAAAGAAAACGCAGCTAAATACCATGCTCACCAAGACACGTTAAATGGACAACTTGTATCTGGGACAAAACACCCAATAAACTTTTTTATACAAGAGCATGATGATGAACATAAGAGTGTTTGGCAAGACTCCCATTTTGGTGTTTATGACGTACTAAATAATAAATGGTTGTCTCCTCCCCCAAACAGAGAAGATGTCAGGGACCCAGAAGATCAATATCCATTAGAGCTTCTTATAGGACAGATGATGGCAAGAAACTATAAAAGAAAGGCTGATGACTACTTAGACGATAAAGACGAGACAGGCGATGATTTAGAACAGTTACAGTCGGCATCAGAAACAGCAAAGCTGGACCGTAAATTACAATATTCCAAAGGATGGGGAATACCAAGAAAAAGTTTTAGAAATATACTGTACAAATTATTAGAACATAGTAAGTATGGAGACCTGTTCTATGACATGAAAGAAAGTAAATCCAAACCAATAGTAGGGAATGAAATATAAGCGGAAGACTAACGTAAGTTACGACCAGTATACCAATAAATCATACAACGCTAACAAAGGAAGCACACAGGGTAGCTGAAAAGAAGAGAAAAAGAAGGAACAGAATGACTCAAGCCCACTGTCTGTGCAAGTACACAACAATAATATAGAATCTGCAATACGTGTCTTTAAGCGTAAGATTGACGATGCAGGCATCATGGACACACTGCGGAACGGTAGATATTATGAAAAACCTTCTTCTATAAAGAGGGAAAGAAAGAAAAAACAGGTTTTTAAATATAAGATCGCACAACAACAAGAAGACGCAGCAAAAACTTTGCGTAATAGAAGTAAGAGAAGGAAGAGAAAGTAGTGTCCCAAGAAGTATCCTTATCTAGAAGTGAGTTTACAGAAAACTTCCTATATTTAGATGGTAGACCGTTTTCTTTAAATGATTACCCACATATGAGAGCTATCTACAATTCCAGTAGTCCTGAGATTGTTTTAAAAACCAGCCGTCAGGTTGGTAAGTCGACGTCTTTAGCTAACATCATGATTACTAATAGTGCTATGATTAAGTACTTTAGAACCTTGTTTGTAGCTCCAACCGTGGAGCAAACTAAAGTATTTTCTCACGACAGAGTTAACCCCGCACTAGAAGGTAGTCCTTTTATTAAAGATTATTATATGAATAGTACTATTGTACAGAACGTGTTTATGAAACAACTTCTAAACGGATCACGTATGTATCTTAGATATGCTTTATTGTCAGCCGACAGACTTAGGGGGTACAGCGCAGACATGCTATGCTTTGACGAGGCCCAGGACTTGAGAGCAGAGGTTATACCAATTGCTCAAGAGACTATGAATAGGTCTATGTACAAACATACGCTTTATGCAGGAACCCCGAAACGTTCGAGAGGCACACTAGCGGACTTATGGTTTGACTCGTCTCAAGCAGAGTTTATGCCTAAGTGTGAATCTTGTAATCATTGGAACTTACTTGACTATGACAGTATAGGAGAAGAAGGACCGATATGTAAAAAGTGTGGAAGAATACTTTCTCCAGAATCTTTAAAAGCAGGACAATGGGTTTCTACAGGGTCTAAAGATCCCGACATGGAAGGTTACAGAGTGTGTGTTCTTCATTTTACCTATGCACCTTGGATTGATTGGAAAAGAGATGTAATAGAAAAAAGACGAAGACAACCAAGAGCTATTTTTTTTAACGAGACTCTTGGCCTTGAATACGATGAGGGTACTTCACCTATTACAAAGCAGGATATTGTAAATTGTTGTGATCCATCCTTTTCTATTAAAACTCCTCCGAACCCCAGAGAGATCCCGAGCACAATAATGGGGCTAGACTACGGACCTGTTAACTCAGAGAAGTCACATACAGTGTCTGCGGTAGTATCTACAGAAGGTAGTAAGTATAGAGTGCATCATATGAAAAAGTTTCTTGGAAAAGAGGCAGATTATGCTTATATTCATAAGGAAGTCCCTAGAATGTTATCTAGGTGGAATGCACAACATCTTGCATCTGATTACGGTATGGGTGAAGCTCCGAATTCAGAGATAAGATCAAAAATAGGGTTTGAGCGTGTCATAGCATTTCAACATGTACCTTCTCAGAAGGAGAAGGTCAAGTGGAATGTTAAGATGCCGGCTTATACGCTTAACAGGACACAGGTTATTACTGAGTTATTTAAACTTATAAAAGACCAGAGAATTATTTTCCCTAAGTGGGAAGAAACGGAAGAGTTTGCAGAAGATCTTTTAAATGTGTATGCGGACTACGACGAGGACCGAAATTTAATGAAGTACATAAACGTAGGTCCAGATGACTTTTTACATGCCCTTATATTTGCAGTTATCTCTAACGAGATGATAAGCGGGTTAAATAATTTTTAGTAAATTACATAATAGTACTTGACACAAAATTAGATAGGAGATATATTAAACTAATGATTACATCATATGAGCTCAGCAATCTGGGTAAAAATATTGCGAAAGACTACGTTTCTAACAATTCTAGTATTACAGAAGGCGTTGTTAAGGTAGCAAAAGACAGAGGACTTTCTCAACAACAAATTTCTAGGATTACAGAATCAGCAAATAACGAGACTTACCTACAATTAATGAAGACATCATCTGACAAGTATTTAGATTACCCGGTAGGAAATGCGGACGAAGCATACGAAGCAGTGACTGGTATTACAAAAGAGTCTAGTTTAAAAGCTTCTGCGGACCACTACAGCGAGCCAGTACCACTTATCACAGACTTAGAACTATACCCAGGACTGGAAAAAACTGCTGAGTCCGACCCCATTAATCAGGGAGCCTTACGCCAAGAAGTAGAAAGGCTAAATGGTAATATTTCCTTTTTAAATAATTCTTTATCGGAAGCTTCTCTTAACTTCGAAGAAAGTATAGAGGGATTAAAGAAACAAGCCGAACAACTGGTATTAGGCGGTACATCTTATAAAGACGTGTCTAACATAATGAAGGTAGCAATGCCGTGGTTAAACAGACCAATTGATATGATCATTAAAGATGAGCTGTCCACAAAGATACCGCATGTAGATTTTGAAAAAGACGCTGAGTACACAACTGCTCCCGACACTGATAGTGACATATATAAGCAATCAGAAGAAGTGTTAGAAAACTTTAAAAAATTTGCGAGCATAAGTGGCACTGTGTCCCATTTTCAAGATAAATGTGAAGAAATTATACAGGATAGTACACAGAAAAGTTTAACAAAAGAAGCTACCTGGGTCCCTACAACCTTTGTAGGTAAACTAGGTAAGGAGCTCATAAACTTTGCAAAAAATCATAAAGTATTGGCTACTTTAGGGGTTGCAGCGCCAGTAGCGTTCGCAGCAGGAAAGGAAGCCGGCAAACAGGAGCAAAAAGTACTTTTAAATAAAGCTATTGCTGAACTAGCAATACCTAAAACTAGACGGAGAGTTTTACCATAATGAAGAAAACATCATCAATAGATTCTAAAACAATTGCGGCGTTAATTGGCGTATCAGCAGCTGCAGGAGTAGTTACTAATATAGTTGGGATTATAATAAAAAAATTACAGGATATGCATGTAAAACATCAAAGCGCAGAATACTATAAAAAAATGCTTGAGGCACATCCTAAGTTAAAAAAAGAAGACCCAGAGGTTGTAGCTAAATACTGGGCGTCTTTGTACCACTTTTCCCCCTTTATGGCGCAAGATCCTTTGTCAGCAGGGGCATACATTAGACAATCTCTTGACAGAGGTTTAGAAGATTTAGGCGGTCCAGGCCATGACACTGTAAATGTATTAGCTGATATTAATAGGAAAATGGTAGGACCAGGAAATGCTCAAGGACATGATACTGTCCAAGGCGTGCTTCACAATGAAATTGGTAATCAACTGGTAACGGGCGTCACCTCTTAGTACAAACTTTTACATGGATAAAATTATAGAATTTGAATATGGCGATAACTCGTCAGAAGTATTTACTTTAGTAGACTCTTCTCATATGAATAAAACTGCTGAGTACTCACCAGAATTACAAGAGTATATTAAAGCACTAGATTCAAAGGAAGGAAAACTTTATGCGCTCGTTAATGCGCTATCTGCTGGAGAATACTTTGGAAGTAATCGTAATGGAGACTATTTTCCAGAAGGAGTTCTAAAAAAATATCACAAAACATTTGAGGCTTTAGGGCATGTTTACAAATACCATGTAAATAAAGACCCAAAGAAGTCAATGGGAAAGGTAGTCTTCTCCCACTATAATCCAAGGATGAAGAGAGTCGAACTAATTCTTGAATTGGATAACGAAAAAGCCAGCCCTGTCGTAAAGAAGTTAGAGGGTGGCGAATTACCGAGTGTCAGTATGGGATGTAGAGTCCCTTACGACTGCTGCTCTGTATGCGGAAACAAGGCAAAAACTTTAAAGCAATACTGTGATCATTTAAAGTACAGGATGAACGAAGTATTACCAAGCGGGCAAAAAATCTACGCTATAAATACTATGCCCAAGTTTTTTGATTTAAGTGTAGTAACAATCCCTGCGGATAGGACTGCTGGATTTCTTACGAAGGTAGCAAGTGTCGAAGAAACGAGAGTAGTGCCTAGCGCAGAAAGAGCTGAAATGCTAAAGAAAGAAGGAAATATGGTTAATACAGCTGAATTAGAGAATACTGCAACTATAAAAAAAGAAGTGTCTGCTGAGATAAAAAATATCGAGTCAGACCCTAAACTTTTAATTTATAATTCGCAGCCTCGATTCGACAAAGAAAAACTTGAGAAGTTATCAAGTTACCCATTGAACGATGTGCTCTCCACCTTCCTCGGACTTAGGATTATTCCTAAAAAAGAGGATTTTCAAAAACTAGCACTGTACTCTCTTGGAAAAAAGGACTTAGCTGATAAATTAGAGAAGGAAGGAATATGCTTTGACATCCCTAGCGATACAGAAGCTACAGTTCCGGACGACTTGTCTTTAGATAATTTTAGTGAGAAAATAGCAGGGTTGTTAGAAGAAGATGTACCGTATATGTCCATGACAAAGCAGTTAGTAACCGCTAGAGTATTAACTAAGCTTGCGCAAGGAACAGATAGTAATTTTAATGCGTTCTCTAAGTACCCAGGTGCTGAGAGAGGGCATGATAGAAGTTTGTTAGCAAAGCTTCTTTTTTCTCAGAAAGAAGAACCTAAGTTAACCCCACATAAAAATCCTATAATCCCTATGGGAATATTAGGAGGATTATATATGGGATACTTGAAGATAGCTGGTCAGTTTGCTATGAGCCCATCCAAAAGCGGCTTTAAAGCATTCCTGACTACGCACCCTTGGTTAATGCCATTAATGGTAGGAGCCGGAGCACTGGGTACGATAGCATTTCAAGATCACTTGTTTACTAAAACAGCTGGGAGTGTTTCTAAATTCTTAGAGCTTTCGTTGTTTTCTGTTCCAGCATCGTATACATATTCTTTCATGCAAGAAAATAAAGCTAGGAAAGGGGTTCCTATTTCCGAGTTTCAAAATTTTGTAAAAAAACATCCATTTCTATCTGCAATGGCGGCAACGTCTGGTGGAGTATGGGGATCAAATAAGCTTTCTAAGTCTTTTTCTAAGACTGCAGAAGCTGTTTATGCCCTTAATTCCGGGGACTTAAATGCTGTGTATAGGGACTTAATAATGAGTAGTATTAATAATAAAGTGGAGGAGTAAATCAATGGGTTTAAATATTGACGAAATTCTCGCTTCTTTAGAACAGGAAAAAACGGCGGAAGAAGTTTTCGCTGAAAAACTAGAGGAAGGATCTGATAAGGAAGAAGCTACTGAAGAAGTTACTAAGGAAGCGGAAGCTACTGAAGAAGCTACTGAAGAAGCTACTGAAGAAGCTACTGAAGAAGCTACTGAAGAAGCTACTGAAGAAGCGAACTCTAATACAGATCTTGAAAAAGAAGCTGAAGAAATTGATGCTCGGGGACGAGTAATGGCGAGAGCTTTTATGGATGAGCTTGACAAAATGGCGTCAGAAACTGTAGATAATATGGTTGCAGACGTTGAAGAAGCTACTGAAGAAGTTACTAAGGAAGCGGAAGCTACTGAAGAAGCTACTGAAGAAGTTGTCGAATCGGAAAAATTAGCTGGAGCAGACTTAATAATACATAATTTGTATAATAAATATTCAGGAGAGTAATTAAAATGGCAAATCTATTAGAAGTATATGATAACATGGTAAAGACAGCAGAAGAAGTTGCAGTTGAAGAGCAAGCAGTAGCTGTTGACCAAGAAAAAATCGAAGTTTTAACTAAGTACGCTGAAGCAGCAGACTCACTTTTAAGTGAAGAGTACGGCGATGATTATGAAGAAGCTGATGTTGAAAAATTAGCTGAAATGATGATTGACTACGACTTGGAGCAAGAAGAAGCTATGAATAAAGTAGCTGAGTACCATCAAGCTGGCCAGATCATGGCTCGTGGTTTCATTGCTGAAGTAAACGCAGTAGAAAATAACTAGAAGTAGTTAGTGAAAGACACTCTTCAAAAACAGGCGGCGCAAGCCATAAAACAACTACAAGGAGAATTAGGTGATATTACCGACGAGTTTGCCTTGTACAAAACTGCGCATGACTTGACTTTAAAGCTGTATAAGCTTGGAGCTTTGTCTGCGGAAGATATAAACCTAGTTTTTGAAGACTATCGTCATAAGACTTATGACGAACTTACTGTTATTGAAAAAGCAGCAGAACTAAATAAAGAAGGTTTATCCTTTGGAACTCTTAGTACTGGCTTTCAAGATGATGGTACGATAGACCCTTTAACAAGAATGTTGTTAGAGGATTAATAAGATAAATAATACGGAGGATTTTAAAAATGCTTAAAATTTTAAGTAGCTTAAATCTATTGAACCGAATTGATGTTGAAAGTGCATTCTCGTCTTCTGACGCGGCTGTTACTGGAACATGGGCTGCATATGATGCGACAGGAAAATTAGATTTTCCGACTGCAGGTGCTAAGGCTTATGTAATTTGGTCTGAAAATCGTGGCACTACTGCTGCGGGATTTAGCCCCGACATCGATGCCACCGGAAACCTTACGATTTTGATGGGACAGCTTCATGCTGTAACTGACCAAGTTGCAGCTTCTGGTATTTCTGCAGGTGACGCCCTTTCGGTCGGTACTGACGGAAAATTGGCAGCAGCATCAGGTTCTGATATTGTGGTTGGTTATGCAACACAAGTAGATATGGACGGCGTAGAGTACTACGGGTCTACATTTAATAACTGTATTGAGTTTACAACGGTTTAACGGAGGAATTAGATAATGGATAATGTTTCAGCACAAACAATAAATGAGCTGTTTATTCAGAAGTTGAACTCCCCTGAAGGACTTGAAAAAGTAGCTCAGGAAGGTTCTGCTTTTATTAGACAGAAGCTTCGCGAAGTTTCATTCGCACGTAAGATCATTCAACCACAGTATGTTACTAAGGTTGATTTACAACGATCAGTTAACCACGATGGATTAGTTAAAATCGTAGATATTGAGCCAGACTCAAAAGCTATGACTGTTAACTTCCGCGGTAACCCAACGACTAACTACGTAATGGGCGAACGCTATGAAATTCCTTTCTACATGGTATCTAGTGAAGATTTCCAGAAGACAGAAGAAGAATTATTAGCTTATGATATGCCACTTACTGAAGTTATCGAACGTAACTCTGTACTTGATATTCAACGTACAGAAGACGAGTCGTTCTTAAAGACAGTTGATTCTGCAATGGAATCTTCTAAAGCTTTTAATGCAACATTTGCTTCAGACGGGACAATCAAGAAATTAGACATGAAAACATTGTTTGATCATCTTGATGGCGATGAGTTGCGTGCAGAGGTCTTGTTAATGGATTCAACTATGTATAACCGTTTATTTTTATATGCGGCTACTACAGCAGGCGATGCCATTGGTTCAGAGACTCATGTTAATGGTTATACATATGCTACGTTCTTAGGACGTAGACTTGTGGTTTCTAACAAAGTTAAGGATCAAGCAGGTTCAGATTTCTTAAATAACAAAATTTATGCTTTTACTGCTCAAGATTTCTTGGGACAGTTCTGTGTATTAAATGATACTAAATTCTGGATCGAAAAGAAAAAGAATATCATTTCTTGGGCAGCTTATGAAAGCATTGGTATTGGTATTGGAAATTCCCGTGCTATGGCAAGAATGACATTTACTGGAACTGACTAATAGTTAGTAAAAGTAATAGTTTTTTATAGAAGAGAGGCCGGCATTGTTCGGCCTTTCTTTTTTATAAATAGGGTTGACATTTTTTTACCTTAAGGTTATATTAAAAAGGAAACTTACATTATGTTGGTACTAACAAAAATATTTAAAGATTACATAAAAGATTTAGGAGAAGACCCTCAGGTATATCCTCTAACTGACGTAGGAGGGTGGGGAAGTTTATCTACCTTTGATTCGGATTTTGCGGATCTTACTTTTAACGACGTATTTTTACATATTAAAACTATGGAAAAAAATCTTTTAAATGTGACCAGTACCACAAAGTCTAAGTTAACTCTGAATACTTTAAATAAGTCATCGACTACGGTAGACTCTAAACTTAGGACTATAAATTTAAAATAACAAGGCGGACAGCATGACTGATACCTTCACACTGAAAAGACACGACACACGCCCCCATCTAGATGTTAACTTGCAAGAAGGCGGGGAATATATTGACCTTACGGCTACATCTGGAGTTACCTTTACTATGATCGATGCTGATGATAAAACTATAAAAGTAAATGCATCGTCCTGCTCTATAGTAGACGCAGAGACTGGGGCAGTAAGATACAGCTGGGTGCCAGCTGACACAGATACTGCGGGAGTTTACTTGGGAGAATTTCAAGTTACATACTCTAACGGAGATAAAATGACTGTACCTGTATCCGAGGTACTAGTTGTAGTAATTTTAGAAGACTACGATAATGCCTAAATAGACTGATGCCTGAAGTAATACAGACCGTCCCCGCAACATCTACTTTTGCCAACGGTAGGCAAACTTGGAATAGTAATGATACTATACTTCAGTCCAGGATAGATGAGATTGAGACAGAAAATGCTCAGTATTACGAAAGATTTAGTGGGAGCGATAAAGAAAATATAACTTTAGGATCAAAATTTATAGTGTCTTTAGGGACAGGTGAATCAATGAGGAACGGCTCAGTCACGGTATTAATAAATGGTGTTTACTACTTATCTAATACAGACCAAACTAATACTCAAATAAGCTCCGATTTTCATATAGGAGATACATACATTGTTATACACGACCTTAGCAATGGGGGGAGTATAAACATAGAAAATAACGATATGATAGGAATATACTATCAAAAGGTAACAGCACAATAACGGAGGATTGATAAATGCCAATTATAGATTTAACAAGACAAACTAACCTTACAGTAAATGACGGGAGCGAATTAGCTATAAACGGCTCAATAGATATTGTACAGGATGGTTTACAAATAGCAAACACTGCTGTGACCACGACTGCAGCTGAATTAAACATATTAGATGGAGCAACACTTAGTACTACAGAGTTAAACTATGTAGACGGCGTTACTTCTTCTATACAAACACAGCTGACCAACATCGTGGATGGGACAACTGATTTTACAGGTAACATTGATATAGGAAGTACTGGGTCACCTAAAAATTTAAAAATTTGGGGTGACTTAGAGGTAGTAGGTTCTGGAGTTTCTTTTGATGTGAGCCAAGTTCAAGCTGAAGATCCCATCATGCAATTAAACTACATTAGCGGAGCAGCTCAAACTGCATCTGATGGTGGTATACAGGTTGGAAGATCCACAGGAGATGATGCCCAGTTAATATGAGATGAATCAGCAAGTAGGTGGATATTTGGAGACGTAGGGTCTAGTCAAAACATAGTAGGGCCTAGTACAACCGATACTTTAACTAATAAGACTATAGATACTGACAATAATACTATTACAATCGGTGCTATGACTAACCAGAATAAAGTTTCTACTAACTCGGCAGTAAATACAGCTTTTAATGCATTAGACACCGCATGGCAAGATTTAGGAACAGCTGGAGTGGATACTAAAGGTGCGCATATGATAGGTATTCATGACACTAACGCTCGTATTACAGCTACGACGGTAGAAGGTGCTTTAGATGAAAATAGGAGCGCAATCGATACTCTAGAAGCTACGTCTTGGACAGCCACAGCAGGAAATGGTTTAACAGGGACAGCATCGGGAAGTATTGGAGGAGCTGTATCTTTTTCATTTGCAGTACCGGACGGGACTTACACAACGGTAGGGGCTGATAGCTTTGATGTAGATACTACAGCTTTATATGCTAATTTAGACGATCAAGCCTTAACTTGGGCGTCAGCACAAACTTTTAATGCAGGAGCAGTAGTTCCAACAGGACAAGATATAACTTTAACAGACCAGCCTTCAGCCAACACTGATGCAGTAAATAAAGTTTATGTTGACACTCAAACTCCTAATCAATGGTTTGCAGCTTTAGCTAATACATCAGGTTCTTATAGCTCATCAAGTGAGGCTATTTTTACAGGTAAGCAAGTAGATTCATCATTTCATTCTGCTGGAACAGCATCTGATTTAAACCAGTGGTTAGTCTTTGTGAACGGCCAACTTTTAGAGAAAGAGGCTATCACCAGTATTGTAAATGTGTCAACTGATATAGTAGTCACAGTAAATACAACTAATCTTGGATACTCATTAGCATCTGGAGATGAAATTTCACTTTGGGGACCAGTAAGTTAATAACAAACCAAATTAAGTAATGAAAACACCGACATCAATTTTAACTGCTAGGCAAGAAGGACTTTCTAAACAAAGAGAGCTTGTCCAGCAGTTAGAATCAAACAAAGTATCAGCACAAGTGCAGGTTGCAAAACTTGAAAATACTATTGCAAAGGAGTCTGCTAAACTAGAAGAAATGAAGGATTCTTTATCTTTTATTAATGGGTTACTCTCGTCTTTAAATGAGACTTACGATGCAGATATAGAAGCTGCAAAGCAAGAAGGGTTTGAACAAGGATATATTACTCACAAAAAAGAATCTAAAAATCCAAAGAAACCACTGCCTAAAAAAGACGCATCTCGAAAAAAGAGGATAAAGTAAAATGCCAAAGATATCTGCCAGACAGATCAAAGGAATTGATATACTTACTGAGTCAGAGGCACAGGACCAGTATAGCTCTAGAGGACATAATGCTGGATCTTCTGCACCGTCAAGCCCTGTAAATGGTCAGATTTGGTGAGATACCTCTGAGTCTCCTGCACAATTAAAAGTTTATAACTCCGCAACTACATCTTGAGAGTCAGAAGTAGGGGCCCAGGGAGCTCCAGGAACTAGCGGTACTTCCGGCCACGACGGACATGACGGAACGACAGGCACATCTGGTGTAGACGGACATGACGGAACAACAGGATCATCCGGTAATGACGGTAACACTGGCACATCCGGTGTAGACGGACATGACGGAACAACAGGATCATCAGGTAATGACGGTAACACTGGAACAACGGGATCATCTGGTGTAGAC